TAGCCGGTCTCAATTCAGGACAGTCGTCCTGTAATAATGAGCCCGGGTGGCGGAATTGGTAGACGCGCCAGCTTCAGGTGCTGGTGGGGGCAACCCCGTGGAGGTTCAAGTCCTCTCCCGGGCACCAACTATACAAATCATCAATCTTTATCAAATCTTATCAAATGCGCTCAAATGTGCTATTAGCAAAGACTTTAAGCAGTCAATTTACTTGATGTTCTGAATCAAATCTGCTCAAATGTTATCAAATCTGCGGGATATTTCCCGCATAAATCCCGCACAAGAGTGGAGTCTATTGTGGCATCAATTAAAAAACACGGTAAAAAGTGGCGCGCGCAGGTCGAAAAAAACGGCCGCCGGGCATCAAAGGTCTTAAATACAAAATCAGAAGCAAACGAATGGGCGGCGACTAAAGAGCTGGAATTTGCTAGCCCAATTAAATATGTATCAAAACGAAAAAGGGTGGCAGACCTATTCGACCGGTACGCAAGTGAAGTATCAACCACCAAAAAAGGCGAACGATGGGAAGTGATCAGACTAAATAAACTCAAACGCTCATGGCTTGCAAATCTGCTTGTAGGTGAAATTTCGGCCAAAGACATATCGAAGTGGCGTGATGAGCAACTTAAACTGATATCTCCGGCATCGGTTAACCGTGAAATGAATCTATTGTCTGCTGTGTTTCAAACTGCCGTTAAAGACTGGGAATGGGTTGAATCTAATCCAGTACGCGGAATTACTCGACCTCAAAGCCCTAAACCCAGGGACCGGCGTATCAGCCAAAGTGAAATCGATTTAATACTGGATGCCCTCGGGTACCAGGGCAAAATAGAAACTAAAAAGCATCAAGTGGCCGTCATGTTTCTAATTGCTATCGAAACAGCCATGCGGCTAGGTGAGATCCATTCATTAAGTGAAAGCGACATTAATCTACCGGGGCGATATGTGACATTATCTGACACCAAGAACAACGATGCCAGGCATGTGCCATTATCAATGGAAGCGGTAAGGCTATTTGATTTGGCTTTACCTGATCTGTTTACTGTTTCTAAAGCCAGTGTGAGCGTTCTGTTTAGAAAATCCGTGGCCATGGCCGGAATTGATAACATGACCTTTCACGATTCAAGGCATGAAGCGATAACACGGCTTGCACGTAAGCTCGATGTACTTGATTTAGCTCGGATGATTGGGCACAGGGACCCAAAGTCGCTGATGATATACTACAATGCTACGGCCACCGAGATTGCTGGCCGCTTAGGTTAATATTTTTTAAGGGGTTGCATATGTTTGGTATCAGAGATATTTCAGATCTTATAACCGATAATAAAATAAGAACATTATTTTTAATTTCAATTATTGTTTCAATTGTATTTTTTTCATTTGTACCTATAGATTTTTATAAGAGTGTAGTACATTTTTTAAAACCTGCAGTATTAGGAAAAATAGTTTTTGGTTTGATTTTTTTATTAGCCTTTGTAGCAGCACTGTTTTTAATTGCTAGAAAAGATTTAAAAAATGAAAAACTTGAACGTCAAAATGACTTAAAGCTTAAATTTGGAGTTTATTGGGACAATGACAAAAACCCTTATTGTAAGAAATGCAAAACTCCTTTGGGTGCTATTTCAAAAAATACATCTGGCGATGAATTTTATGTATGCGGTAACCGAGAATGCCATTGTAATAATCATCTGGCGTTCGAAGGTAATCATGTGAAATATGATGAAATTAAAGGTGAAATCTAAATTTTAGTCGCTTTCTGTGTAAAAAGAACTAATCCAAAATCCAATCTCATTTATAAATTCTACTGGAGACCTTCCATTCATGTAAAATTTCTTAGTTTCGGGAATATTCTCACCAAGTTGTTCATCAAATCTTATATGCTCTATAACGGCAAAAGTGTCATTATTCTCGCTACCATATTGCTTCAAAGTGCTTTTTCCTTCTGTCTGAATCTTTAAAAACTTTTCTATTTCTGATTTGTACATAATTAATATTAACCCAAAATAAACATTATACTCAATGTTTAGATCTGTGTTTAGATATCCACTTCTTTACTTCTGCAGGATACCACCGGCGGTCAGTTAAACTGCCTTTGCCGTATGGGATTCTAACCGATACAGGAAAGTCAGATTGAACGATAATTCGCCCCCTTACAGTTGATACGCTGTAACCGATGTAGTCAGCAATGTCTTTAATTGACCAAAGTTGATCATCACCGATTATTTGCTTAAGTTGTGTTGCCAGTTGCCTGGCTAGTTCTGTTTCTGTTTTCATTTTTGTATCAAGTCAAATTCTTTGGTTTCCAAAACTCGGACTTTTGATTGTTTGATAATTGCCTCAATGGCTTCCTGTTGGTTTGCAGTTAAAAGCACTTCATGGCCTTGCAATTTGCCGTTTCGCTTGTCAATTACCGCAAAGACTAAGAATGTGTAAATGTCGCTGATATTTGCTTCTGTTTGAGCCATTAGTAACCTCGTTTCTTATGCCTTTTGTGAACGGTTTTCTTTAATTTTGGCGACGGTCTGTTTTTATACTTTCGATTCATTATCTTATCGCCATGGTCTTTACCGCCAGTATCATCCAGTTTCATTGATGCTATTCCAGCCCAAATTGCTGATAATTTACTCATGCTCGCCTCTCTTAATTGCAGTCAAAAATAACTGAAAAGTTTGTGTTATTGAAAAACTGAAAGTAATCAACTTTACAAAACAGTTCTTCACCATTAATTATGCCGATGGCTTTTACATCAGTTCCTTGTATTCTGCCCGGTAAGTTATCGACGCAAGTAAACACGTAATAATCAATCAAGTGTGCGTTTGGACTATCGGTGATATTCATTTCATCGACCTGGCACCCATTTATAAAATGATCAATGCCATTTATCTGGTATATGACAGCAGATGATGTGCCAAAGCTTGATTTAAATATCGTTTCGCAATGTGCTGCGTTGGATAAAAGCAGTATTATTAATAATTGAATTTTCATATTTTGTCTCGCTTTATAAAAGCGCAGATTCCTTTCCACGCCAATAACACTGATTAAAAAATTAAGGCTGAATCCAGTTCTACATCCAGTTCACTACGCAAATCTTTTGCAATCTGCTCAAAAATAGATTGAGGATTACGGATGCTGTATTTCAGCGACAAACCATCATCGTCATATTGAGCGTACAAATCAGCCGTGACTTTAAATCTGAACGGCAAAGACAAATACGGTCTAAAGTTAAAATCAAATGATTCGACTTTGCTAAACACGACAGATTTTGACTTACCGCTTGATGCGCTTGATTCAGTGTGAGACTTCTTGGTTTCCGTGCTGATTTGCTCAATCGATGAAAGTAACCCAGCGTAACCTTCACTGATTGATGCGCTGTTTTTCTTTAGATGTGATAACAACTGTCTTTGCGTCAACCATCTATCATCGTGTGACAACCAGTTCTCAAATGGTTCGTCTTTTGACATTGACAACTTAACAACATTATTGCCGTGGGCAGGGTCAGAACATGAACTGTGAAAATCAACAACACTACTAACGCCCAATTCTCTGCCATCAATCTTTATAAAGACTGCTGGTCTACCATGCTCAATATTTCCACCTTTTGAATAGGTGTTGATGTAATTAATAAAAGAACCAAGCGTGTACATTGTGCGATTTTCTTTAATCATTCTTGGCTGTAATAAATACTGTTCCAGGTCGATTAAATTTTCATCGTCACGAATAACACGAACCATTGGGTTTGCGGTTTCGTCAACACCTTCAAACTCTTGCTTGTTGGAAAGCTTTGATAGGATTTGTTTTAGGACTTCGTTCATGACTTACTGCCCCCTAATAATTTGATTTTTTGCTCTGCCTGAGAAATGTTTTTAACCTCACCTGTGTCTTCATCGATGGTTTTGGTATCAAACATGTCATTTTGTTTTGGGTCGCGATCGAAAAGCGCACCATCAATATCAGCAAAAGCAAAAATTGGTTTTGCATCAACTGCCGGGATTTTCACGTTACGAACATCGGCATCAATACTGATTAATTCAGCATCATCAGTGTGCGGTGTTAACTTAAAAAACACACTCAAGCTTCCACCTTTGCCCGGTGATCGGCGCATTGCTTTAACAACCTTTCTCAGTTGCTTGGCCAAATCATCAAGAACAGGTGTTCCATCTTTGGCAGTGGCCTGCTGTAAAATTTTCAGGCCGTTCATTTCATTTTCATTTTCTTGTTTTGTTTCACTCATTTTTGTAAACTCCTAATTGTTAAAAGGTAGTGGCGGCATTTTTTTATGCCTTGCACAGCAGAGAGTGCCGCCATTGCTCTCAAAAAAATCAGAATGGAATTTCATCATCGAAATCATCATAATTTGGTTGACCTGATTGGGCGGTACTACCCCCGCCCTGGGTTTTTGGAGATTGACTTGATGGTTGTGAGTTACCGCCGCCAAGCATTTGCATTTCGTTAGCCATAATTTCGGTGGTGTAGCGATCAGTGCCATCTTTGGCTTGCCATTTGTTTGTGCGCAATTTGCCCTCGACATAGACTTGTGATCCTTTTTTTAGATATTCGCCGGCTACCTCAGCAAGCTTTCCAAAAAATACCACCCGATTCCATTCTGTACGTTCTTGCTTATTGCCGTCTTTATCCTTCCAGTTTTCGGCTGTTGCCACTGAAATGGTGGTAACCACCGTGCCGGCAGGTGTGTGACGGACTTCGGGGTCTTGACCTAGATTACCCACTAAAATTACCTTGTTTATACCTCTACTCATTCGCTTTGCTCCTGTTCTAATTCGTCAAAAAGTGCGTGTGCTCTATTTATGGCAAAGCGCACTGAATTTTCATCACCAAATTCAGGGTCTGCGCACGCACCAGAAAATATCTGTATAGCCGCATATTCAAGTTTGGTTAGACCTGAGTTGAATATTCCAACATCATAAATTTTGTCCGAGCTCATACCCATATGCCTCATAGTCGGTATATCAATATCGTTGGGCTTCGCTGGCATATTTCTGTTTTTCATCACGCCACCTCGCCAAGTTTAGCCAGTTTCACGTTTTCACGGCCATGGTCGTCGGCCAGTGCCCGGGCAATTGATACTGCTTTTGAGTGGCCGCATGTGATACTTAAAGTGATTGAGTAGTTGAACACGGGTTCATCATTTACTGGTTCAATATCTGGTTTACTTGGCGCCATGGTTGATGCCGGTGCGACCTGCTGTGAAAGTTGTTCATTGACTGATTCAGCCTGTTCTTTTTTAGCCTGCTGTTCTGCTAATTCCTTGGCTTTGGCTTCGGCCGCTTCTTTTACCTGTTTCTCGTGCGCTTCAATGCGTTCAGTTATAAACTGGGGCGCATTTTCGTTGGTCATCAGACTGTCGAAGTTGAATAATGACTCATTGCCCTTAATCAGCGTTTTAATCAGTTCAGCGCGCTCAGACATCTGTTTATTCTTGTCGGTTAAGTCAGTAATCGTGATGCCAACAAAACGATCAAGCGCGTCCTGCATGCTTTGGATTGTTCGTTTGCTTTTAAGCTGATTTTCATATTCTGAGCGTGGTACGGCTTCAATGAATTTTGCGTATTTCAGGTCTTTGGCGGCTTCGTTTACGGCAAAGATCGACTTGGTTACCATTTCAGACTTAATGTCTTCTTTGCGCTGTTTAACCTGTTTGTTTAAGTCCAGTCGCTTCTCACGGCACAATTCAGATAATTCATTAATTGTTGCGTTGATCTCGCTTAAATCACCGGTCTCAAAAATACGTTCTTTGGCTTCTTTGAGTTCGTCTTCTGCCTTTTTAAGCGATTTAACAAAGTCCTCGGCTTCGGCAAAGTCATTATCTGTTTTGAGTTCTGTGTTAATCTCTGCCAACTGCGATTTAATCTCTTTAGAGAAGGCCGGTAGATTGTTAGACACGATGTCTGTTTTTACTTTTATGATTAGGTCTTGCATGGTTAAAACTCCAGTTTGTTGTATTGGTCGATTTCGGCTTTGTACTTTTTTAATTCATTGTTGAATTGAACAACGTATTTTTTGATATTGTTTATCAATGCTTCGTTGCGTTCGACTGTTAAAATTAACGGCTTGTAAAGCGGGTGGTAACTCATAAAATCCCAAGTTTCAAAGCCGCTGAACAAAAGCCCTGATTGAATTTGAATCATGTACTTGCTCGGCACTTTGTTCGATTCCAGATATTCAAGGTGCGTTGTTATGTTTGGGCATTTAATTTCAAGACCTTTTGACTTGTCATAAATCAGGCCGTCTGGTGAACAGATAATATCTTTATCTTCATTAAGCCAAAGCCCACCAACTTCATCGACTTTGTTGCCTGTTAAATCTTGATATAAACCCCTTGCTTCCGGCTCTAACTCAATGCCGCGTGTCATGGCCGGTGTCTGGCTAATTGCGCTGTAATCAGGGTCGATGTAAGCCGCCAACAATTCGCGTCGATACTTTGCCCATGATGTTGATACAGAACCTTTAGCGGTTATTATCCGGTTAAAGCCACTTGATGACGGTTTGGCGCGTTTAGCTTCGTGCCATTCATCGCTGCCTTGCTCGCAATCTAAAACAATCATTAGTAATCAACCTCTTCATAAGTTGATTCCGGCACATCATTTACTGGTGGACTGTTAACGTGAGTGTCTTGCTGTGACAGTTGTTTTGTCTTGAAGCGCACCCGCAAAGCCTTTAAAAGTTCTTGGCCACGTTCCTCGGTCAGTTCTGACAATTCATTCACGCTGTTTTGTTTAAGAAAATCAGACATTTGATCACCAATTGCCGAAACACCTTTTTTCAGGCTTTCTTTGGTTTCATCGGTGATGGGATTGATTGCTTCTACAACTGAATCGTTGCCATGGCCCTCTATCACTTCATCGTATGAAATCTCACCGCCAAGGTCCTCGGGAAATGCTTTACGTAGAGCCCCGGCTTCTGCACATTTGCTCAATTGGCCCCGTGGGCGTTTTTTCCACATAGCATTAAGTCCGCCATCTTTTTTGGTCGCACAAGCTTCCTCAAAGAACTCCGTATGACTAAATGGCACCCGTTCGCCACCGATAATTTTGTAAACGGTCATGGTGCAGCTTTCGGGTACCGACACTTTAACGCCGCCGATATTAAACTGTTTTACTTCGCCAAAAATCGGCGCGTCCTGTCCGGCGTATGACTTTGCACGGCTTGCAGTGGTGCGTAACTCTGCAATACCCGGCATAATTACGTCACGCCATTCATATTGGCCGTTCATTTGATTTTTAACGCTCATGGGTACTATGTGTACTGGCTTCTTAAGCACATCCAGTTTTCGCGCCTGGCAATAAGAAACTGCCATGGCTATACTGTCATCAGTAGCCCCCGGAAACACGCTGTTTCTTAAAGTTGACATGGTAGCATCGTCTAATTTAGCGAGTGACCCGCCTGAGTTTGTTGTTTGCATTTGGTTGTTCATTTAATTGGCTCCGGTTTATATCTGTCGTATTTGCTTCGTTCTTTAATCAATCGATGCTTGAAAATCATGATTTGTAATCTGTCCAAGCCTCGCTCCAAGTCTCTTTCCAAAATCACGTCTTCAATACAGTCATCAAGATCTTCTGATTGTCGTACTTGTGCGTTAGCAATCTTATGGTTCATTACTGCTCCACCGGCTCATACCAGCCGGTCAATTGTTTAACTTTTTCCAAGCCATCTTGCTTTTGTTTTTTATCTCGATCGCGCCAATCCTGGGTACGTTCTTTATTTGTTTTCGACTTTTTGGTTGTAAAAATCACTGCGCTGTCTCCTTTGCTTTCTGTGCTCTAATCTCAAAAAAACCCTCTAATTCAGGATTTAGCCTCATGATCAACCTGGCGTAATACGGCGAATAATTGTTGTTCAGCATGAACCTTGATGCGTCCTTAGTTTTCAGGATGTACTTATGCCGGACAATGTGGAAGAAGCCACGCAGTGAGTATTTATTAACGCCGACGGCTTTTAAGTCTTTAGCCATCTGTGTTAGTCGTTCAAGAACCCACGGATTGTTATTGTGAAAGTCACAGAACGCTTCATAACTCGATGGTGCGCTGTCATCTTCACGCATGGCCACCAGTTCACTTAATTTAATGTCGCCATAGCCCAAGACTTTAATTCCGTCTTTAGTGGCGATGACGGCTTGTTGTTTGTCTGCGTTTAGTTTTGCAGCAATCATGACTTTTCACCGGCGGGGTTATTAGCCCCGACCGGTTCGCTTTGGGTGTCTTTTTTTGTGAGTCTTAGGAAGTCAGAAACAGAAATTTCCTTGTAATTACAATCTTGGAATGTAAACGGGTGGCCTGAGTGCTTAACAAGGCCGTCAATCTGCAAGTAAAGCGCATGTAAAGAGTCATAGTATTCTGACTTCATGCCTAAGTACCCCACCAAAACGGTGTGAGTAACAACTTTCTCAAAGTCATCCCTGCTGTGAATCCTGATTTTAAATTCTTTCATTTCGACTCCATCTTTAAGTGATGGGTGAAGTGTATCCCTTAGAGATACATTTTGTCAAGAATAAATATATTCTTGTGCGATATATTTTCCTTTTTACTTAAATTTAGAGAGGGGTTGTGTTGTGGTAATATATTTTAACCGTTCACCGAATAGGCAAAAGTTTTATGGAATATGTGTTGTTGTTTTTCGCCATACTCGCAGCAGTAACAATTTATGGGAAATACAAAAAAAATAAAAAAACTATAGGAAGCAGTATAAACAACCTTTCGCCAATTCGCATAAATGAAAGCGATATCATTAAAACTGCCAAGGAGTTTGAGAAAAATAATGACTATCAAAAAGCCGTTAAATTATTAAAACAACATAGATTTAATTTTGAAGAATTTAGAAATATTGAATTATTGCCTATAATCTTGCAACAAAGTAATCAATACGATGAAGCGATACAAGAAATACAAAACATAGTCTCCTTTATACCAGATTATGTAACAAAACTGTTTTCACATCAAAATGATTTAACAAAATCATCGATGTGTTATTCGTATTACTCCCGAATATTGAAAAGATTAGCGATTATTTCAAAATGGGAAAACAATGTTAACATTAATCTTTATGCGGAATGGATGTCTACAGCATCTTCTTTCCTGAATGCTAAATATGGAAATTTAAGCTGGGTAGAGAATTATTATGATTCTGATTTTTGGAACCTAAAAGAAAACAATAATGATTTTCAAGCAATAGTTTCCATTTTCCTTATGCAAAATGATATAAATATTCTGTCTGATTCACTATCAGCTTTCTTTAAAGCAAATATTAAAATAAAGTTTCCGGTTTTTAAACAAAATTCTTTATTTATAGAAGACCGTGATTACATAGATAGAATTTCCTTTTTATCTAATTCGGGAAAAATGTTTTTAAATAAGGCATATGAATACTGGCGAATAAAGGATTATGACAATGCGAGATTAATGTTTCAAAAAGTTGGATTTACAATAAAAACAATAGAAACCGAATACAAGAAAGATAGAATTAATAATTACAAACAAACAATCATAAAAATTCAATCAGGTTTTGCAAAAGAAGATCCTTTATATAAAAAAATATTGCCTGAAATACATGATTTGTTATTAAAAAATGATAATGTCATACAGAGTAAAGTATATGGTAAGTTGCCTTTCAAAAAAGAAGATATTCAATATGTGTTGTATTATGCAGATCAACTTGGCGACATTAAAAGAACCAAAAAAGGTAGAAGTTACTTGTTAAATTTACCATGGAATAATTTATTAAAATAAACGGAGAAAAGTAATAATGAATGACATTCAAAACGAAAACACTTACAAGCCCTATTCATTTTCTGTGGGTGTGCTAAAAATAATGGCGATACTTTTTTTCTTTGGTGGGTTGTACGGCTTCTATTTTTATGTAATTGAACCGCCTGTCGATGCAAACAAGCTATTTGAAGACATGAAAATAAGTGCTACCGCTCTTCAGCAGATTAAAATCACAAACTTGATTGCCGGGATTAGCTTTGGCTTAGGTGGAATTACATTATCTGCAACATTGTCACTTTTTATAGGAATCTTTAAAAAGGTAGTTTGGGACGAAGAATAAAAAGGCCGCCTGACTCCCGCTAACACCCATGGACTGCAATAGTCGGGTTCACAATACATCGGTCGGCGACCTTTAAATCTATTATGCATACCGGCGCCAATAGCCACAATCGATAATTTCTGATAACTCTGTCAATAATTGCTACATCCATGTTAAGCCAATAGAAAATCTTTGATTAAAAAAATTTAATTGGCGATATTTTTGAAATTAATAAAATTTTAACCAAACTTAGGATATAATTTACACAAATTAGTGGACAAATTATTCGTTTTTGTATATACTCTATTTAGAGGAGAAAACAATGGTGAAAAAAATGAAAAAGATTACAAGATTTGGTAAAGAACTTCGAAAACTAAGAATTGACTTGACTGAATCTCTTGGCCAGATGGCAAAAAAAACAGGTATTTCAACTTCGTATTTATCTGCTATTGAGCTGGGACACAAAGAAGTCCCTGAAGGTTTTGTTAATAAAGTTGGCGATGTTTATAGTTTAACCGATGAAAACATTAAATATCTTTTTGAATCAATTTATAAAGATGCTAAGAGGTTAAATGTTGAAATTGAGGGTGATGAGAATATGAAAGATCTAGCAGCGGGTTTTGCCAGAATGGCTGGAACTGATGATTACGAAAAAAGAAAACAAATATCTAAGGATCTTAAACAGAGATTGGAGGCAATTTTTGGCTAATAAATACAATTATAAACCAAGACCAGGTGCAATGACAGTTCCTGGACTATCCCACATAAAAATATTTGATGCTGCGCAAGCAGTAAGAGAATACATAAAATCTTTAACCGGTAGAGATTTAGTCAAAAACCATCTACCAATTCTTTTTGACCATTTATCAACAGACAAGAATCTGCCTATTTACTATTCTGTAGTAGATGATAATAAGTTGCCAAGTAATGTAGAAGCTATAACAAATGGCAATTCAATCAAAATAAAACAATCTGTATGGGATGCGGTTGAAAATAGCTCACATCCCTACCATCGACGGTATAGATTTACTCTTTGTCATGAAATAGGTCATGCAATTTTACACAGTGAAGTTGATCATGGATTTGCACGAATGTCTGAGCCCACAGCGCCTTTTGAAAGTTCAGAATGGCAAGCCGATACATTTTCAGGTTACTTATTAGTAAGCTTGGAGGATGTTAAGTACTCTAATTTCTGTTCTTTATCACTGTCAAATATATGTAATATCAGTAAACCTGCGGCAAGTAAAATAATCAAAAATTACAGGAATTCAATTATGAGATAAATATAAAAAAGGGGTGGTTATAAAAAAGCCGGGGCATTTAGAGTGCTCCGGCTTACGAAATAGCCACATAATAGTTCGCGTGAAGTCTTATATGGTTTCGTTGAAATTCGATGCAATCGTAACATAAGTATAAACGCGGCGCTAACAATTTTTTAGGAGATTCTATTATGAATTTTACTGAAAATGGAAGCGACGGTTTGAGTTGTATATACCCAAGACCAGTATTTGTTCGCAAGTACAGACGCTTCAGAAATGGTAATTGGGAAGATGTAACACAACATTGCCGCAGTTACCCTAATCAGAACTAAAAGCTGATTAGTTAAAGCGAAAGGAGCGGGGTTTACAATCTGCTCCTTTCTCAAATACTAAATGTTCTAACTTAGATTTAAATTTCCAGCGTTATAAAACTTACTATCACCTGCAGCTTTTTTAAAAATTATCCAAACAATTTATAATATATTTAAATTGCTATATAAATTGATTGTTCTTTTGAAGAATTTTCATATTTAATCTCTAAAAACAATTCCATTTCCATTAACTAAACAAGAATCAATTTTACTTCCAGTAGTTGGATTTTTATCTTCGTTAAGTGTCTGATGCAGGTGAATTAACTTTACAATTTCTCTTGAGTATTCAGTTAATTCATCATCTGACCAAAGTCTGGTTTTAAATTCTGAGTTAACCGTTCTGTTTTTAATAAGAAAATCTAATTCACTTCTATTAATATCAATATATTGATCAATTTCTTCAATAACTTCAATACAGTTAGCGCAATCATCATTGGCTTTTAAATTTTTAACTTTACCGCTAAGAGTTTGAATAAAATTATTTATCTTATTAGATATGTAGGTATCTATACCATTTATTATTGAGCTGTAATATTTAGAACTTCCAAAAACCTCAATATAACCATCTTTATAATCTTTGGCTGGCATGAATTTTTCATGTACTTTGAGTTTTAATATCCCATCTAACTTACCTAAAAACTCAATTAAATAAACTTCTGGAAAATATGAATATTTCGAATAAATTACAACGACTAAACCGCTTTGGGGTTGTGTGTCAAATGTGTCACCAAATAAAAAACCATAAATATATGAAGTGAAACTTTTAAAAACCTCGCTACTGTATGAAACTTTCTCAAAACCTACTAGATTCTCGCAAATCGTTTGAAGTGTTTTATCTGAGAAAAGAAAATATTCATTTGAAGAATTATTGAATTTAAAGTTTTCATCTAAATGAAACTTCACTTTGGATTTATTAATTTTGCCACCCATCGCCGAGTGAATTATTTTGTTTCCTTGGTCACATATTTTGTTTATCAATTCATCTTTAATTAATGAATTTGCAAACTTGCTGCCTAAAGCAGAATTCAATATTTTTATAAATCCATACATTAAATGATGGCTTGATTTTATGTTGGGCTCAAAGTTTGAAAATGAAGATTTATCATTTTCAATAATATTTCTTATTGGGATATTATCGATTGACGAATTACCAAATATCGCAGCCACTGACCAATCATCCAGTTTAAATAATTTTTTTGAGTGGTCATTAATAAATCCGCCGGAAATTGAGTTAGAAGCTCTAGTATCTGAAGAAATTCCAACAGCTGATTTATTTGCTACGATTGCTATGCTGGTCATGGTAGTTTAAAAGGCTTATAGTCAACCACCTTTCCTATCACTCTAAATTCTCCATAATAATTTTTATAATCAGGATTGGGGTTTAATGAATTAAGATAAGGCCGTCCCTGTTCATATTTTAGTTGTTTAAAGTGGACCCCGTCCTCACCCACTTTCTTCGCTATAACGAAAACACCGTTTGTCAAATCACCTTTTTGTTCTGGGTCGACGACAATTACAGTCCCTTCTGGAAATGAATATGGGCCTACTGATGTGGTCATTGAATCACCTGTTATTCTCAAAGCATATGAATCTTTAGAGCAATTAACGTAGGTTGTAAACTTTTCAATTTCATCAAGATCTTCTTCAACAAATGCAACATGCATTTCCCCTGCCTGGACCCAAGAAATAATGGGGACCTCATTACTTATTTTTAGATAGGCGGGTTCTACATTTGAATCCTTTTTTTCTATATATTCTGTTTCAAACTCTCTTACTTGTGTTGTTCTTTCTCCTGTGAACAACCACATAAAATCAACATTAAGCAATTCAGCAAGCAGTATTGCGTTTTCTTTAGAAATATCCTCACCCCTAAACCACCGCATTATTGTGTTGTATTTAACATCAGCAAGTTCCGCAAGATGTTTCTTGCTTTTTATTTTGAACTTATCTCTGTTTTCCCAAGACTGTTTAAGTCTTTTTTTAAAACCCTGATTTATTTTTTTTCCCACAGTATATCTCTTTAGGTTATATTTACTTTGACACAATGTATTGCTAAGGGATACAATTTGAGTCATGAAAAATACAGCAATCAAAAAAGCTTGCCGGATTATTGGTGTAACAAATGCCGCTGATCTGCTAACAAAAACTTTGTGTGATCAATCAAAAGGCCAAAAGATAACAAGGCAAACTGTTTATAAGTACTTAAAACTTGGCTACGCCCCATCAGATTGGCACCCTATTTTAACTTCTGCAACTATGCATAAAGTAAGCCGCGATGAATTCGATCGGGATGTACTTAAGCATAAAAGAAAGTGTAACCCTGCGGATGTCAAAAAACAAGTCGATAAATTCCTCAGAGATAGTAGCAAATCACTACAACGTGTAGGAAAAAGTCGATTGAAAGACAAAGGGGTGGCGTGATGGGTGGAAATATTGGAAGAAAACTATTATCTAATGGAGAGCCAGGACGCATCTTTGATTTATTTACTTTTTTAGTTTGTTTTTTATTGGGTATTACGTTGGGAAATGTTTTGCACAATAAAAGTCAGCTTGAGTTAATTAATCAAAATGTTAAAAGCTTATTATCTGAAGAATCCAATCGAAAGCCTGCCGAATTTCTGGATTGTAGGAAGCAATAATCGTGCCAAATAAAGTAGCCAACAAGTATTGCAATCCACGCAACAACCAATGCCTCGGCTTTGATGAGGACGAACGCCTGTCTGCAAGTACCTCTTTTATGCCATCTTTAGTATCTTTGTGTAGGTACATACCAATGTGCTTGTCAGATATTTCCTGTCTTAATTCTTTGTCATCAAGCTGTTCAAACTCATCTAAAAGTAGTCGGTGTAGATCAGCATTTGAAAGTGATTTTATTTGGTCGGAATTAAGCCAGAAATACTCGGGTAAGTCATTAATTCCAGAAGTGATGTCAGCCATCGTGAGATCCGGTGAATTTAAAGACTCGAAATGCTTATTCAATTCTTCAAGCTTTCTGTGTATATCGTCCATTGTTATCACCTTTGTGGTTAGTTTAGCCACTTCAATATACCACAAAGGCAAGCGTTTGATGGTTTCCGCACCCACTAAAAAACCATCAATGTGGCGCAGGTTTTCCTCCCTCTTCCTGCGCACGTCCATGAGTTGGCCGGGCTTTAATTGTCCGGCCTTTTTTAAGGCAATATTTCATATTGAATGGATGGAAGTGGAATTATGAGCATTGTCCGCATATCAAAAAATGAAAGAAAACGTTACACAGTAGTTTCAAATACTCCTATCAATTGCCCAAATATTGACTGGCCCGAACTTGGATTATTGACTTATCTAATGTCAAAACCAGACGGTTGGAACGTTTCCATAAATCACCTTACAAAGCAAAAACCATCAGGTGAAACACGCGTTAAAAATCTGTTGAAAAAGTTACAGGAACACGGTTACGCAGAGTGGAAACGCTTTAACTCTGGAAAGGTCGAATGGACCATTTACGAGGAACCAATTGATAAAGAGGAATCATTGTCAAACGACGATATATCAGCAAAGGTTGAAAACCCACATGTGGAAAACCCTCGGGAGGAAAACCCTCATGTGGAAAATCATCCCGATATAGTAAAGACTGATTCTATAGTAAAGACTGATTCTATAGTAAAGACTGATAGTAAAGTAAAAACTGACAACAAACAAAAACAAACCGCATCGTTCGATGCGTGGTATGGAATTTACCCCCTCAAAAAATCTAAAAAGAAAGCAAGGGACATTTGGCTTAAGAGAAATTTACACGAACAATCGGTCATGTTGATTGAACGCCTCAAAGAGCAAGTCAAATCATGCTGGAGCATGAACAACCCAGACAAAACCAAAATCAAACACCCAAGCACATACCTGAACGGTGAATGTTGGGATGACGAAATAACACCTATTCCGGAGAAATCAAATGCAATCAGCAAGTCAAATAATCAATCAGAATCCTATGCCGACAAACTCAACCGCGAATGTGAAGAGTTCGAGCAATCAATGCGACAGGCAACAGGAACACGATTCGGTTAATCGGGCCAATTGGTTATGGTTGCGGATGCGCAAAGAATACAAACAACTATGGGATAACCAGTATGGATCTAATCCGATTAACGTCGGCAGATTAACCTCTGTTGCTCAAAATTGGGTTAACACACTCGGTAAACTTGGCCCTGATTTAATTCGCATTGGTCTTGATAATCTTCATGCACGTTCAAATCCGAGCTTCCCACCAAACCCGTCTGAGTTTGTGGCGTTGTGTTATCAAGTATCTTTTGAGCCGGTCATCGATGAGATATTTGATTACATCAACCGAAAGTCTGATGATTTTGTCTGGAAGTCACAGCTAGCTTATAACGTTTTTATAAAAATGCAGTATGACAAGTTGAAGGGTGAAAGTTCCGGCACTCTGTATAAGCGCGCAGAAAGCATCCATCGCGCCATCGATCGGTCTGATTTGGTGCCGGTGCCTGAGCATACAAAGAAAATAGAACAGAAGCCAATGTCTAACATCGAGCTCAAGTTAATAAAGTTTCGAAACCAAATCAACATCCAGTTTTTAAAAAGCAATAAAGCCACCGGTGTTATTGGTGACCGGATTGATAACAACGAACTAAAACAGTGGATGGTGGAATGGTATGAGCAGGACCGACCTGATATCAAATATTTATTAAAAAAGAAAGGAATCGAGGTATGAGCGCATCAGATAGACACATCGGCAAAATCAAACTAATTCGCCAAAGCCTATTTCACGGATCAAAAACCTTAGCCGAAATAGTCGAAGACACCGGTTTGCATCAAATCACTATCCGGGAAAGGTTGCATGAAGCCCAGGCATGGGGTTTTGTTACTTTTGACGAAAACGAAAAATGGAGTTTAAAAAAATGATTAAGTTAATTTTTATTTTAGTAGTTCGGTTTGCGAGTAGTGAACCATTGATAATCGAAGCACATGAAATCTGTGTCCAGGCATTTGCCAACCACCCGCCAAATCAAACCTATTACGATCTGGCGACCGGAATCAACTGCATTCCACCCGGTGCCGAATTTCGTGATTTTATTTATCGGGATGGGTTTGAATCATGAATCTACGGCAGTTATTCGAAAAACGCTACGTGGGGCTTTCCAAAAAAGCACTTGAACGAGATCGAGCCGGAAACTACACGTTTGTTCCAACAGATACCGCATGGAAAGTGTGGCAAGTGGCGTGGAAATGCTTTCAAGAGCAGGAGCGCAAATCATGACTCAGCCAATCAGACTGACCGACCACATCGCAGAAAATGCAGCAATCCACGTTATCAAAAACAACATCGGCAAAGAGCCGGTTAAAGTCATGCGGATCGTTTCGGAAGATGCGCTTCGTAATCTTGAGCAGAATGCCCTTTTCCATGTGATCATCGGCCAAATGAGTGAACAGTCTGCAATGGTTGGTGAAGGTAACTACATCACACCAACTGTAATGAAAGAATGGGTTGTTTCGATGTACCTGCCGGCAAAGACAATCCAGTTGCCCAATGGCACACAATCAGTAAAGCGACAAAGCACTACAACTCTATCAAGGTATGCCTTTGCAAAACTTATCAGCCATACACTGGCCATGGCCCACGAAATGGGCATGACAATCGAATTTCTATCAGACAAGAGTAAAGCCTACATGGCCGGGGATAGATCATGGTACTTATGACCATCAAGCGATACAAAGAGGGCCCGTATGACAGCCTGCAAATTGATGACGATGGCATGTACTGCATGTACGAAGATATCAAACATATTGCACCCAATTTAAAGCGTTACAAGTTCGGTCACTGGGGAAGTGTTATTTGTTGTGAAGATGGATATTTTGTTTATTACCAGGATTTGGTCGAAGCCCATGAGAAAAAATAAATCAAACAAAATTACTCAGTCAGCTAAGGGACAGGAATGTAGCTTAAGAATCCCAGGCGTTTGTGATTTTGACAACAGAACAACTGTTTGCGCTCATATCAATGGAGCCGGTACAGGTTACAAAGAGGATGATGCACTGACAGCCTACACATGTTTTTCTTGTCATCTATGGCTTGATGGTGGCTATGTGAATATTGATTTATTCGATTACACAGAACGAGATTTAAAACGCGCCATTCGCGACTCAGAGCAGTTGCGCGGGATCCGGGAAACATTTCCAAAGCTTAGACAGCAGGGGTTGATTAAAACATGAGAACTTTAATTGAAATCATAGTCGTTATGCCATTGTGGCTAATCGGCTTTCTAACCGTGGTTTACTGGGCCAAAAAACCAAAACCACCGGCAGACGACAGCAACAGAATTAATAACATCGTTTCGTGGTGGATCGGCCTTACCCGGCCAGAAGTGCTTGCGAAGTATTACCGGTTTTTCCGTAACGATGTCATGGAAAACGTCAGGATTGTAGATTTACACAAAAAAGGTGCAGATGATGATATTTAAAACAACAGGTAAAACAATTTCATTCAATGGCGATATTAGCAAGGTAGTGAAACAGAAAAATAAAAAGCCTGGACTTTTCGCAGTTAATCGCGAGCCGGTAAGAAAACTAATTGCCCGGCATGGTGCCAAGCGGTCTCAACTTAAATATTCAGGTGTCAGATGATTGGTTTGATTTTAGGAATAGACCCCGGCGCTGGTGGCTCATTATGCGTATTGGATATTTCCACCGGTGATTATGTTGATCACCTACAGATGCCAAAAATTAAAGTCGGAAAAGCAAACCGAGTGAATGCTGCAGCTGTCACAGACTTTATAAAAAAACACCGCGAAAAAATAAAGCATTGTTATCTTGAGAAAGTCCACGCCATGCCCGGCCAAGGTGTTAGTTCGATGTTTAGCTTCGGTCATAGTGCCGGAATTGTCGAGGGCGTTGTTGTGGCCATGGGATTACCATTAACACTAATCACTCCACAATCATGGAAAAAGAAAGTTGGACTGATCGGTAAAGACAAGGATGCAGCCCGGAGCCGAGCAATACAGCTTTACCCAGGCATTAGAGACTTAGACCTGAAAGGCAAAGGCCAGGCTTTAGCGGATAGTTTACTGATAGCAAGGGCGCAGTTGGATTTATGAGTAAAGCAAATTTGATAATTGTTGATGATTTTGGAAACGAAAGTGAGCCGTTTGAAGTTGATAATTTTGAAATCGCAAACGAAGAGAAACGCGCTGGTGAGGAACTTGTAAGGCAAAACAAAATTGCTCTTTTTAAAATTGCTAAAGCCGCTAAAAAAATAAACGATTTTATTTGGCGTAACCAAAAACCGCCTAAAAATACCAAGCAACAGCCACACTATCAAAAATTTAATACAAGATTATGGCGGCGATAAATGACACTTGACCACATCGAACAATGGTTTAAAGACAACCCACCGCCAAAAAAAATCAAAGTAAGCAGGTTTGAAATGATAACTGACACAGACAAGTTTATTAAAAACCACATCAGAACATTAAGAGCAAATCCCGGTAATAGAACATTTATCCCGTATTACGAAAGATTAATTCAACTGAAAAAGGTGTGTGAATGAACCCCAAAATCAGCAAAGACCTTGATGAACTGGCAATGCTTGTTGAAGAGCATCACAAAGAACTCGGTTTTGATAATTCAAAAGCCCTTAAAGAAACAATCGCCCTCGTTAAGAAAATCGGGCGTCATTTCAACGGCTGCAAACTGTATATCTCAATCAACGATTCAATCGAAGAAAAAACCAAACTCGTAAGAAAGCACGTGGAAGCCGGCACTCAATCAGTTAGAAAGATATCAAAACGAACCGGAATACCGGTGGCCACCGTTTATCGCATAAAACAAAACCTCTAAGTGTTCCACTCTTTGCCTATAAAGTGGAACATCCAGTAATTAACCTTGCAGTTTATATAAAACCGCAAAGTTAACATGAAGAAAATTCTCACAAAAATTAAACGCCATGCAGGCATTGTTCTTTTCGGAGCATTAGGTGCATGGATGGTGGCGGACCCCACTGCATTCATTACGCTAGGTGGCGACATAGGTTACAAGATGATTTCAGCCATATGGCTGTTAATTCTTGGATTCCTGGCGATATCACAGGCAGACCGTCACTGGTCCCACCCTTGCAATAAAAAATGCGTCAGTCTCTCTAAATTTATGAACGAAGCAAACTCAAACCAAAAAACGGTGATTTATGCGACTCTTATTTTGTCTGTTGCTATTATCTTGGCAGCAGTCGCCACAGGCTAACACAAACGTCAAGTATGACCATCTAATCAAATCAGCCAGCTTAATTTATCTGCCTGATTGGGATTGGCGGTGGTACCGGGCACAACTTGAGCAAGAAAGTTCACTGAACCCGAACGCCATCAGTCCAGTGGGCGCTAAAGGCATAGCCCAGTTTATGCCGGCCACATGGTCAGACATGCAAAAACAACTGAACTTTACCGGTTCGCGTAATGATGCTTACAAGTCAATCCGCGCCGGTGCGTTCTATAACAGCCAATTACGCAAGTCATGGAAGTGGAAACGCCCTGAGTGTGACAGAAGACGGCTCACGTTCGCAAGTTACAACGCAGGACTAGGTAATGTATTAAAAGCCCAGCAAATATGCGCACAAAGCACCTACTGGCCCCAAATCAAAATATGTATGCCCGATATTACCGGGCATCACGCACTGGAGACCATAAATTATGTCAGTAACATCGAAATTAGGTATCAACGTCAAACCGCTACTAATTTTAAGTGCGATTATAGTGGCGCTGATATTAATCAACCTGTGGCAAGCCAACCAACGCAAAAAGGATTATTCGGAAATGAACCTGAAAGCAGCGGAGTTAACCCAATGTCAGGCAACGAACAAAGAAAGCGAGAAAGCGGTTCAGGAAGTGAAAACGGAGCTAAAAAGGTGCGTGGGGATTCGCGAACAAATCAAAACACAGTCCGAAATTGCACTTATTAAACATGAAAACGAATCAGCCAACAGGATCAAGTCACTTAACGAGCGCATCGAAGCACTTAAACAGATGCCAGTGCATGAGTGTGACAATAATGTTGTTGATCCTGATGTTGTCCGGATGTGGACAGACCCGGCAGATAGTTAAACCGGTAATTGTCGAAAAGCCGGTGTTACAGATGGTGCCTGTACCAAAGGAGTTAACCAATCCCGTATGGCTGCCAGAACTGCCCCAGGTGGTGACATACGGATTTATGAAGCTTGAGCTGGTGCCGACACTGTTCAGTCAGTTAAGCGAGTGTAATTCACGACTCACATTGATACGAGAATTAAAGGTAGATGAAAGTAATGATTGAGGAATTGTGGTGGAAAGTATTGGCCGGAACGGTTATTGCCGGAATATCCGGTTTTGTTAGTGCTGCATTGGGTGTGAGAGTTGCCCAGGCACGCATGGAATCACGTATTGATGAAATAGATAAAAAAATCACAGACAAGATTGATCACATCGAGAAGATGATGGCTAACAATGCCCTGCACATGGGCCGTGAAATTGGCGAGCTAAAGGAAGACCTGCGACACATCAAAATTGATATTTATAAGCCGAGGTTTATGGATTGATATGGCTAAACGCGGCAGACCAACACAATATAAAAAACAGTTTGTAGAAGAAGTTTACAAGCTTTGTGCGTTGGGTGCTACTGATAAAGAATTAGCTGATTTTTTTAAGGTTAAAGAACAGACAATAAACAACTGGAAAAACAATCATCCTGATTTTTTTGAGTCCATAGAGAAAGGCAAAGAAAAATACGATACAAAAATGATTGAAGCGGCCTTACGCGAACGCGCTAAGGGTTATAGCCATCCTGATGTTCACATATCATCATATCAGGGTGAAATTACTGAAACACCAATCATAAAGCACTACCCTCCAGACACCAAAGCAATTGAACTGTGGCTTACCAATCGAGACCCGAAACGATGGAAGCGTGTTGTAAATGCTGAACACACAGGCGAAGTTTCAATCAAGGTGGTGAGGGATGATTAAAATCAAATTGCCTAAGCTGCACCCAGGACAAAACAAAATGCTCAAAGAAGCCAAAAGGTTTAATGTTGGTGATATGGGTCGTAGATTCGGGAAAACAAAATTTGGCGGCGATCTATTGGGTGAAGATGGCGGTGTTTTAGATGGTTACCCTTGCGCATGGTTTGCTCCCAATTATAAATATCTGCTCGATGCGTGGAATGACATCAGGAAAATGTTTTTACCTGTTATATCGCGCGAATCAAAATCAGAAAAAAGATTAGAGTTAATCACTGGCGGCATAATTGACTTTTGGACATTGGACGACCCGGACGCTGGTCGCTCAAGAAAGTACAAGCGTGTGATTATTGATGAAGCGGCCATGGTTAAAGACCTTGAGCGTTCATGGGAACAGGCAATCAGGCCAACATTGTCAGATTTAAAAGGCGACGCGTGGTTTTTCTCAACACCGAAAGGATTTGATTATTTCAGAGAACTGTTTATTCGGGGTCAGTCAAAAGATTATCCGGACTGGGTAAGCTGGCAAATGCCAACATCGACCAACCCGCATATCGATAAAAAAGAAATCAAGGCGGCCGAAAGGGAACTGCCTGAACTTGTTTTTAGACAAGAGTATATGGCCGAGTTCGTGGATTTTGCGGGAACCATGGTTAAACGCGAGCATATCAGCTATGGAAAGCCCATCAATCCGGTTAGCACAGCCATGGCTGTTGATTTGGCTATATCTACAAAGCAAACAGCCGATTACACAGCTATTGTTGTTATTCAGCGAGATATTGACGGCAAACTGTACGTTGTTGATGTTGTTCGGCAGCGCCAGTCATTTTACAAAGTTATGCAGTTAATAGAACGCGTTGCTAAAAAATGGGAACCATCTATTGTGGCTATTGAGCAAGTTCAATTTCAGGCGGCAGTTGTTCAGGAATTGCTCAGAACCACAAGTCTGCCAGTTAAGGGTTTTAGGCCAGAAAAAGACAAGCTTACTCGGTTTCAGCCAGCACAAGCCAGATATGAACAGGGACTTATTGTTCACGCAAACGCCCTAATTCCTGACTTTGAAAACGAATTACTTACATTTCCGGTTACCGACCACGACGACATGGTGGATGCCCTAGCACTGGCAGTTCATGCAATACCATCTACAGGAGCATACACATCGAAAAGCACCGGTGCAGCAAGGGAATTTTCAGACAATCACAAAATAAGCCGTTCAAGTGGCTGGGGTACAGTTAAATGAAACCGAAAACAAACAGAGAAATATCTTCAGTTAAAAGCGAAATGTCCAACTTTCTTGGTAATTACATGTATGAGTTTCTGCAGCCATCAGACACTGTGCTCAAATCCATTGGTGGCAATTACAAAGTCTATGATGAGATTTTAAGAGATGACCAAGTTAAATCGACGCTTCAACAGCGGATAGATGCTGTTGCTTCAGCACCATGGATTGTAGAGCCGGCCAGCGAATCTGCCATTGATAAACAAGCCGCCGACTTTGTCCGTGAACAACTTGAGAAGCTGAAGTTTAATGATCTTACTAAAAAAATGCTTTACTGCCAGTTCTATGGTTATTCTGTGGCCGAGATTGTGTGGGATATCGTCGATGGCAAATACGTATGGAAAAAGATAGCAGTTCGCGACAGGTCACGATTTAAGTTTGATAAAGACTGCAAGCTAAGACTAATTACCCTGGATAATTTCAAAGGCATTCCCTGCGATGAGCCCTATTATTGGTATCCATCGGTGGGTGCAACGCATGATGATGAACCCTATGGGCTTGGGTTGGCTCATTACTTGTACTGGCCGGTCATCTTTAAGCGTGGTGGCACTAAGTTCTGGATGAAGTTTGTCGAAAGATTTGCTCAACCATCTGTGTTGGGTAAATTCCCTCAAGGCTCCACCGATGAAGATATTGACAACTTGCTTAAAGCAATCAAGTCAATCGCAAGCGAGACCGGCACGGTTATTCCTGATGGAATGGAAATTGACATGGTTGAAGCCAGTCGCAATGGCACCTCGGATTATTCAAAATTAATCGAGGTCATGGACAAAGCCATCAGCAAGATTGTTGTGGGTCAGACAATGACCACCGATGACGGATCATCCAAGTCGCAAGCGCAAGTTCATTATGACGTACGTCAGGACTTAATCGATGGCGATGCAGACCTTATTTGCGAATCGCTAACAGATGGCCCTGTGACATGGCTTGTTAACCTTAATTTCGCTGGTGCCGGAGTGCCAAAGGTCACAAGACAGACTGAACCCTGTGAGGATATCAACAAGATTATTGAACGGGATGTTAAGAAAAAACAACTTGGCGCATCCCCTACTCAAGAATATCTCGATGAAACTTATGGTCCGGGGTGGATTATTGATAATGCGAAGCCTGAAAGTATAACTGATGACGAGTTTGTGGCGTTCGCTGAATCATTCTTTCCCGATCAGACTGAATTGGATCAGGCGCTTGATTCGATCAGTGATGATGAGACAAACGAGCAGATGGCGCCCATTATCGAACCGATACTAAAATTCGCTGAAAAGTACGGACCGGATAAGACTCTTAAAAAAATGTCCGAATTGTACGACACCATGGATTTTGAGGATTTAACTGATCAGTTAACCCAAATGCTTTTTGTTGCTGATAATTGGGGTCGCTTCAATGCCGTTAAATGATACATTCAATATGTCGCCAGACAAGGCGATTGAATGGTTCAATAACAAAGGGCTTGTAGAATCATGGAACTGGTATGATTTATGGGAAGAACAGCACGCCACAGCGTTCACAGTGGCTAAATCAATGCAGTACGATATCCTTAGTGATATTCGTGACGCCATAAAACAAGCACAAGGCCAAGGATTGACTAAACGTCAATTCAGAAAGCTGTTAGAAAGCAAATTAAAATCTAAGGGCTGGTGGGGGCGACAGACAGTAATAAATCCAAAGACCGGAAAACAACAAATTGTTCAACTTGGTTCTGCCTGGCGTTTGAACACAATTTATAAAACAAATATGCAAGCCGCCATGATGGCTGGCCGGTGGAAACAATTTTGGGAGAATAAAAGCGACCGCCCCTATTTGCAATACATTGCTGTAATGGATTCATCAACAAGAAAAAGCCATGCAGCCCTACACGGTAAAATATTTCACATTGAAGATCCCATTTGGCATAGCATATGGCCACCAAATGGTTTTAATTGTCGATGTCGTGTTAGAGCATTAACATCCAAGCAGGCTAAACAGCGTGGATTTAATCCAAATGATAGATTATTGCCTGATGGGTTTCCAGATACAGGTTTCTCACATAACCACGGCATAGGTCGATTGGTTTATCACCAAAAACTATTCAATTCTGTTTTTAGATTTGGTGGTCCAATAGTTAAAAACCTCAAAGATTATATGTTGAGCCCAGTTGTTTTAGAACAATACCAAAGAACGGTTTCACATATTATTGAAAGGGGTAATCAAACTGGCAAATACAGGGAAAATATAATTGTGCTTGCCGGATTCCTAACACCTCAAATTCTATCAATACTCGATGTTAAGAACGGTGCAATATCATTACATGAAAGATTAATTGTTGGACCAAAAGCCAAGAGAAAAAGCCTACCTGCAATACAGCAGGGCACAAGACGCAGAGGCTCAAACGCAAGGCCAACTCAGTTAAGTCCTACTGATTGGATTGCATTGTCTGAATTAATGACAAAGCCAAAAGCGATCCTGTACGAACAAAGGTACAAATCATTAATCTACATCCTTTCAAATCAAGAAAGGCTATTTAAGGTGGTTGTAAAAAAAGTTAAAGGCAATGCTGACATAAGGTCTGCAAGTTATATAGAGGGATTAAGTCAGTTTCAATCAGATGAATTTGAAATCCTTTACGGAAACATAAAATAGTGGCTTGTGGGTGGACGCCAACTCCCACCATCTTGCCGAGATGCTGTAAAAGCAACTCCACGCAGCCGGACGACTTTCTGTTCTTCACAAACCACTTAGGACCAATAATACCATGAAAATAGAAGTCGATGCAAAAAACGCCCTGAAAGGCTTAAACGAAATAAATGCCAAAGCCAAGGATTTAGAACCATTAATGAAAAAACTGGCCGGCTTCCTTGGTGATGTTACTGAAGATGCATTTCAAGGCGAGTACGACCCAAACAACGGCCAAGGATGGGCAGGGTTGTTACCCGCAACAATCAAAGCAAGACAACGCAAAGGCCACTGGCCGGGCAAGATACTTCAAGACGATGGTGATCTGGCATCCAGTATTGTCACCGACTTTGGCTCAGACTTTGCCCAAATCGGAACAAACAAAGTCTATGCAGCCGCCCACCAGTTTGGCATAGATGAATTTAGCGACCGATCAGGCGAACTCGAAGCCCGACCTTTTATAGGGTTTTCAGACCAAGACGCCATTGAAATGGAAGATATGATTGCTGAGTTCTTATCACTCTAACGAGTTAAAGCACTCTTCAATTTCTTTTTCTGTTTTTTGCCTGAATTCATGCGAATAATTACGACCAAACTGTTTGTATTTGGTTTGCAATTTTTCACACTCAAGTTGTTTTTTGTTTGATTCCGATATATCAGTAAGTGATGAATAAAATGCCAATATAAAAATAATTCCTAATGCAAAAGCTACTGTTTCTTTCATGTAAATTCTCAATTCATAGTAACTAATTATAGAAACTAAACGACCAACGCCAACAATAAAACAACATTTAGTTAAAAAACCTTAGTTGTTCCATTTTTTGGCTATAAAGTGGAACACTTGAATTGTATCTTGCCGTTATGAGCAAGAAAACATATCAATTTGAAGTCCTACGCGCCGGCAAATTCACAGATGCTAACGGCACTGAGGTCGAAATCACTCAAGACGACTTAAACGAGATGGCGAACGGCTATGATGCCGAGAACTCACCATCACCTTTCGTGTTTGGGCACCCTAAAGACAATGACCCGGCCTATGGCTGGGCTGATGGATTTAAGGTTGTAGGCAATAAGCTGATTGCATTTGCTGACAATCTACACGAAAGCGTAAAGTCTGCACTCAAAGAAAACCTCTTCAAAAAAATAAGCCTTTCTATTTTTAATCCTGATTCGCCTGCCAACCCGGTACCCGGCAAGAAGTATGTTCGCCACATAGGATTATTGGGTGCTGCCGCGCCTGCTGTGTCGGGTTTAAAGCCAATAAGCTTTAGCAGCGAAGATGAACACGTTATTGAATTTGAGTTTAGCGCCGATACGGAAAAAGGCGGTGTATTCAAACAAATAATCAGCAAAGCAACAGGAAAGGATTTTGACTTATCAATCATCAACAAACGTTTTGACGAAATGGAAGCCACGTTAAAAACAATGAAATCACTCACCCAGAAAATCATCGGAGATACCGACATGCCAGAACTAACCGAAGAAGAAGTCAAACAGTTACAAGCTGACTTGGCTGCAGAGCAAGCGAAAACCAAAAAGCTCGAAACCAACTTATCAGAAACAGCAAGCAAAGCCCGTAAGGCTGAAATTGTTTCATTCTGCGATCAAATGGTCGAAGACGGCAAATTAGCGCCGGCCATGAAAGACCAATGGGTCGAGTTAATGATTGGTCTGCCAGACACTGAAATTGAATTCAGCGAGGGTAAAGAATCTTTGCTTGAAAAAGTTAAATCTTTACTTGAGCAACAAGCCAAAGTCTTGGATTTTACCGAGAAATCCAAAGACGACAAGGAGCCAAAATCACCGGCTAACTTCTCAGCGCCAAAAGACCAAACAATTGATCAAGACCGTTTGGCTAAATTGGCCGAAGCTGAGCAGTACGCCAAAGAACATAACGTCAGCTTGTCAGAAGCTGCCCAAGCCGTAGGAGCATAATCATGCCAGTAGAAGCACCTTTATACACAATCACCCAAAAAGCAGCCGCTTCCATCCCTGTTAGCAGATTTGTTGACACTGGCGGTGTATTAGCCACCGCAGCAGGCCGCGCCTTTGGCGTGTCAAGAGTTGCCGCAGAAGATGGCGATAATTTTGGAGTTCACACGCTTGGCACTGCCATCGTTGAAGCCGGTGGCGTCATCAGTATCGGCGATGCCGTAGAAGTTGGCACCAACGGTAAAGCCGCTGCATTTTCAGCAGGTGACAAGGTTGGCATTGCGCTAACTGCATCGGGCGGTGATGGTGACTTAATCGAAGTTTATTTAATCCCTAACGCATAAGGAGAAACCCATGCCAATGAATCATCCACAAATTCGACTGGGTATCGACCCAATTCAATCTAAGCTTGCGCAGTCGTATCATCCAAACATCTTTAATGCAGGTGAAGCTTTATTTCCGACTGTGCCGGTCAATTCACGTTCCGGTCAGATTATGCAATGGGGTAAAGAAGCCTTTCAAATTGTTGACACTGAACGAGCGCCGGGCACCATTACCAAACGTGCAGGATTAGCCTACTCAGGTAAAACATATGTCTTAGTAGATCACGCCCTTAATTCGGTTGTGGCAATTGAGGACATGGAAGAAGCCAACGCTGTGCCAGGTGTTGATTTAGCGCAACCGGCTATCCAGTTAACCCAAGACAAAATCAAATTGTCTTTGGAGAAGGAAAAGTCCGACTTATCAACTACATTAGCAGCTTATCCGGCCGGTCATTCGACTACATTATCTGGCACGGACCAGTGGTCAGACTATGCCAACTCAGACCCCGCCGCTGATGTTCAGGCAGGTATTGATGCGATTGAAGATGCCGAGGGTGTGACGCCTAATCGTTTGGTTATGTCTACGCTTGTTGCTCGCACATTGCGCCGACACACCAAAGTCATTGACTTCATTAAAGCGATTGGTGCGAACTTAACCAAAGTGACCGATGAACAATTGGCCGACTACTTCGGTGTTGATGAAGTTGTTATCACATCAGCTCACTACACCGATGAAAACGGTGACAATCAGTATTTCTGGGGTAAAGACGTGGTGCTGGCCTATGTTAATCCGAATCCGACCTCAAACAAGGTCCGCTCTTACGGTTACACCTACAACCTAAAAGGCTATCCGTTCGTTAAACAACCATGGTTTGATGAAGATTCAGACTCATGGGTTTACGGCACTAAAGCCGCTGAAAAGCCTGTTTTAACCGCTAACGGCTGTGGCTACTTAATCAAAGCGGCCATTGCATAAGGAGTCAACTATGAAGCTGAAATACGCAATTAAGCATGATGGCAAAAAATACCCCGTTGGCAAGTACAACGGGGGCTTGCCTAAGAAAGTTGAAAAAGACTTTATCGACCAGGGTTATTTTGATTTAGCCGGTGAATCTGACAAGTCAGGCGAACCCGAATCAGAAGTACTTACTTTGGAAGAAATTTCAAAACTGCCTGTTGCCAAATTGAAAAAGGTGGCAAAAGATCTTGATGATGTTGAGATTTTGGAAGTTATTGATCTTGAAGAAGCCAAAGGCGATGATGCTCGTTCGAGCGTTATTGATCACTTAAATGGAATGCTTGATTAAATGCCATACGCCACCCTACAAGACTTAGAAACCCGCTACGGTGCTGATGAAATTAATCAGCTCACTGATCGCGACAACGATGGGAATAATGACCCTGATGTTGTTGACAGTGCGCTTAATTCAGCATCAAGCGAAATGGATTCTTATCTTGGGGTTCGGTATTCAACGCCGATTGCCACAGTATCAGACAATTTAAACCGGGTGTGTTGCGACATTGCCCGGTTCTTATTGCATGATGATGCAGCTACCGATGAAGTCGAAGCACGGTACAACCGGGCTATTAAGTGGTTGCAAGCAATAGCATCCGGCAAAGCTGTTTTGACTGACGATAATGGCGCTGAAATTGGCTCAAACCGATTAACAAAGGGCGTTCGGTACGATTCAAGCGAACGTTACTTCACAGACAAATCAATGGCGAGTTACTGATGATTGATTATGATTTGTGGAGACAGCGACTTAAATCTGAAATGGGCTCACAGCTAAAGCACTATGGCCTTGCATCAGATATTAAAACAGTTCTTAAAAACGCGGTCAAAACCACCCCTGCTCTATTTGTTATCCCCAAAGATGAAAACAACAAAAGCCAAAACTCAACAGGTACGTATCGCGACATTGTAACCGGTGGCATAGATGTCCTGATTATTGTTTCTGATTATTCAGATGCCCTGGGAGCTAAAGCCGGCCAAAGTTTAAAAGCTATCCGAGACGGAATTCATACATCACTGCGTGGATGGACGCCACCAGATTGCGCTGATGTTGTTAATTATCGTGGTGGAAAGCGGGTGAGTATGGCCAAGGGCTTGTTGCTTTGGGCAGACACCTACGAATCACTTTATCAAAAAGGTTAAATCATGAAAAAACGATACCACACATTCATAAAAGACAAAGACGGCAAACGTGGCGTAAAAGAAATGTCAATCGCGCCAGCCGAAGCCGCCAAACGTAAAGCCGAAAAGCAAGCGGCCAAAAAGAACACTAAACCAAAAGGTGACAAATCATGAAAATGTTCAATAAAAAAACAATCCTTGCGAAAGTTGAAACTGTCGTAGGTGTTGAAGAAACACCCTCCCCTGCAAGCGATGCCATGGAGGTTTATGACTTTACAATGAACCCGGCAAGTGACAGCGTCAGCCGGACACCTGACCGTCAATTTTTTGGTGCAGATGAGCAGTCGTTCACTAATAAGCGGTATGACATATCATTTTATTTCAATTTAACAGGCTCAGGTACAATTGATGGCACACCGCCACATGATCCATTGTATTTGGCTTGTAAGTTTGTTGGCACTCAAGATGTTGGCGTTGACTATCGTTATGTTAACGATTCAGATTCAACCACCACAATCACGATGTACTTCTACCAGAATGGTGTTTTGTACAAGGCGCTGGGTGCCAGCGGTTCACTGACAATAGACGCGCAGATTGGCGATACATCAAAAGTAAATGTCAGCATGGTTGGTGTTTATGTTACACCTGCGGATTCTGCAATTGGTGGAACACCTGACTATTCAGCTTTCCGTACACCAATTATCAACACCAAAGATAACTCTGAGTGTTCAATTCATGGCACAGCTGTTGAGGGTCGTTCGTTTAACTACACTCAAAACGGTACGAATGAGTTTCGCGAATCAACCGAAACCAAAGCCATTATGTACCTTGATCGCAAACCATCAGCCAATGTTACAGCTTGGCTTGATGATATTGCCAACTTCGACCCTTATTCACTGTGGGAATCAGAAGCCCGGGGCGTAACCTACTGGGAAGTTAACGGCGGTGTAGGCGATACAGTTCGAATTACCATGCCAGCAACCCAATTAGCCAGTTCAGGATTGCAAGACGATCAAAGCCTTGCCGGACTGAATATGGATTTAATCCCTCACCCAACATCGGGCGGTACCGATGATGAGGTTGAGCTTATTTTTTCTTAAGACCAAAGGAGTCAATTTAAATGTTTAAACTTAATCCAACTGTAGAATTTGAACGCACCGTTAACGTGATGTTCCCCGGTGAAAAAAAACAGCAACGAGGTTCTTTTATTGTTGTTTTTAAACTTGTAGATGCAGATGAGCGACAAAGATTATTTGAAGAAGGCGGTACACGTGCCGTTCTTGAAACCATTGTTGTTGATGTTAAAGAGCTTGAAGTACCAGACGGTTTTGAACCTAGAGAAGTCGCACTAAACAGTCAACCTTGCCGTGGTGCCATTTTGCATAAGTACAACGAAGAAATTGCAGGTGTCGAGCAAAAAAACTCACGATTTTAGCCGAGGCGTACTATCAGCCAAGGCCAAGCCAGCAGTCAATAATTCAAGATTATAAAGACTGGGGTTTGTCGGAAGATGAGATAGCAGAAAAGTTAAAAAATGAAACCAAAACCCTGGACATATTCCCAAGCAATATTATCGCTTTTGACGTGTTCAGGGATTTACCGATTGATAAAACAATCGGCGGTATGGGCGGTGTTATTTATGAAGGTTTCAAGCGATCAGAAATTGAAAGCACAATGAATATGCATCAAGTGCCACCGGAAATAAGAAAAGAAACCCTGGGCAAACTTGGAGTTATGGAATCAAAAGTTGTTCAGATTTTAAACAGTAAAAAATAAGGGTAATCTCGGGTGGTTATGACTCCGACCACCTCACCTTAAATGGTGGGATTACCCGCCATTTTAAATGAGCCAAGACCTTAAAGTTACATTACGAATTGATGGCGAAACCGGCAAGGTTCGCGCAGAAGTAAAAGGACTTGAAAAAGACCTTAAAGACACTGCGAGCGCGGGCACTAAAGCCGGTAAAGACACATCAAAAGGCTTTAAGGAAGCTGAGAATTCCGGCCGCTCACTCAATAAGCGTCTTGATACTATAAAAAGTTCGATGCTTGCATTGGGAGCCTTGGCCATTGGATCCAAGCTTGCCAAAGAGATTATCCGTGCCGGTGATGAGTACAAGACCCTAAACGCACGAATTGACCTTGTTACAGACAGCCAGGCAGAGTTCAACAAGGCACAATCAGAACTATTTGCGATATCACAAGAAACCAGAGTTGCTCTCGGTACCACTGTTGATTTGTACACAAGGCTTGAGCGTTCACTTGAGGGCCAATCAATTGCGCAAGGCGAAGTATTAGGCATCACACGGTCCGTTAACCAGGCATTGGCTGTATCAGGTGCCACAGCCGCCGAAACATCAAGCGTTATTACTCAGTTAAGCCAAGGTCTGGCCGCTGGCGCCTTACGTGGCGAAGAGTTCAACTCAGTCAATGAATCAGGTTCCCGTATCATGCAGGCGCTTAAAGATGAGTTGGGTAAAACATCAGGCGAGTTACGTGAAATGGCTTTTGCAGGAGAATTGACAACCGAAGTCATTACCCAAGCCCTGAAAAATCAATCACAAGCCATAGGCGAAGAGTTTGGCCAGTTGCCGGTTACTGTTGAGGGCGCTTTACAAAGAGTCGCTAATGCCAATACCAAATACTTTGGCGAACTTGATCAGTCAGCCGGAATCACTGACAAATTAGCAGGTTCACTGACTTACTTGTCTGAAAATCTTGATGATGTTTATTCCGCCCTTGGAAATGTTGTGCAAGTTGCGGCCGTTTTAGCTGGGGCTCGCTTGTCTGCTGTTCTATTTGGAATTGGTGGCTCAGCGTTAAAAGCCGCAGCCGGTATGTCAGCCATGAACGCAGCTGGAATTGCTTTAAATAGAACAATGATTGGCTTAAAGGGAGCCATGGCTTTAGTTGGTGGTCCTGCCGGCGTTGCTGTGTTAGCCGCCTACGGCCTGTATGAATATGCAACAAGTGGCGGTGAAGCCGAGGAAATAACCCAAAGACTCAGAGAAGAAACAGACGCGCTTGCACAGTCATTTAGCGCCTTACCTGAAGCAATGGCGAAAGTTGAATTTGAAAGAGCCAGAAACGCTTACTCAGATGCCAGACAAGAGTTGATAATTCTCAATTCGGAACTAAACACATTTAGCGATGAACGTGATTTCCAAGCAATCGAAAACCAAGAAGCCAAAGTCCGAGAACTTGGCGAACGAGTGGATGAATTAAAACACAGACTTCGTTTAAAGCGTGAAGAACAGCAGAAAGTCAATGAACAGACCGATGAGACAATTAACGCCAATGCAGGCGTTACAGAATCAATTGACAAATGGATTGAATCGCAAGAAAAACAACTGGCGAAACTGCAACAGCAGAATGAATATTTTGGACTTTCAGAAGCCGCGATAATTTCACTGGAAATACAAAAACAACGAAACTTAGCAACTGATGAAAAGCAGTTAAAAAAACTCGATGAACTCGAAAAGGCGTTAATCAAAGAAACCAAAGCCCTCGATTCTAAAGAAAAGGCACTGGCCGCACAGAATGACGCCATCGAGTTGGCTATGGATTTAACAAAAGAATATGCCACAGATTCTGAAAAATTGGCGGGTATTGAAACCGCAAGAATCGAAGCGATTGACCTGTTAACTGACAATCAAGAGGCGCTTGCTAAAGCTGGTATTGATTTGTCTAAAGTAATAGACAAAGTAAATAAACGAGCCAAAGAGCAAGTGACCGCAGTCAAGGGCGCAAATGACATGTGGGATGAATATTATCAGCTGATGCAAGACCTCGGCATGATTGATGAGGTTGCCTTTGAGTTCACCCAAATGGAAATGGCGCTTGAAGAACTGGCTATGTCAGGTCAATTCAGCCAAGCACAATTAGACGCCTTGCGTGAGGCTATGTACCGCTACCGTGAAGCAGCAGAATCCGGCACACAAGCACAACAGCAGTTTAACCAAACAATCCGTGGCGTAAGCGCCGATGGTGGCTTTACTTCGGACGCCTCATTCAATGACTTAATCAATCAGGGCATGACCTTGGGTGATGTACTAACTGAAGCTGGCCAAGGGTTCAGCCAAGGACTTGAGGGTGGTCTTAATTCAATGAACGTCTTATTGCAAGGCGTTGAGACAATAATGGGCGTGTGGGATTCAACGGCCGGACAGGATAGCCTTGGTCGTGTAACAAACACCGCAGCAGATTTAGCCGCCAGCGGTATGTTTGGCCCCATTGCGCAAGCCGTTGGTCAAATAGCACAAACAATTAACTCGCTTACCGGTGGCCGCCTGTTTGGCACATCGTTTGAAACAGAATCGCAGCGAACCAATTTAGAATTAGGTCAAGGTGGCTTTAGTGGAACAAATACCCTGCGTGAAGTCCGTCAGCGTTCATGGTTTCGTGGTCGCGAATGGCAGGAAACAGTTAATGCCATAGGTGCCGACATGCAGGCATCACTCGATGCGTTTTACAATGAAATCCTACAAGTACGCCAAGCCGGTGCCGATGCGCTTGGCGTTACACTAAACACGCCAATTGTCACCGGGTCATATGTTGAAGAATATGATGCAGACGGCAACTTAACGCGACAAGGTTCGACATTCAACGGGCGTTTCTTTAATGAAGATTCTCAAGCGTTCCAGATACG